GTAGGGTATTTAATAGCCCTACATTCACTTAATAAGGTAAATAAAGATGACTAATATAACTAATACTTTTAATACTCTAGATTCTGCCCTTGAAGGCGCTAAGGCAGCGGGTAACGATATTTTCTCCGGATACGAGAATGAGATTCGCTACTTAAGAAGCTCAGTAAAGACGCTAGGTATTAATCAATTTCTTCTAACTGACACCGGATTGCTTCTAATGATTGTTGAATTTCAAGGACAGCGTTCATTAAGCGAAGTTACTCTACACACTAGCGTATCAGCAGACGACCTTACTCTCGCAATAATAGATGATAACCAAATTACACTATGCCCTTTGCTAGTATCTAAATCAGACAAAAAGAGTCGTAAAGAAGCATCTAAATGGTATTACTTAATCGACCAAGGGTTAGCCTCTCAGTTAGCTGCCTAATCATTAACCGCCCCTTCGGGGGCATCAAGGAGGGCATTGAAAAGATTTGTTTGTATCAGTCAGCGGGTAAATAGTGCGACCTCGGTCTATCGACTATAGTCAACATCGTTCCCCTACAGGCAGGAGGCTAGAACCCTTCGATACAGACAAATCCTTTGAACGCCCACTAAATAAAAACAGGAGAAGCAAAATGCAACAACTAATCTATAAAGCTGCGGGGAAAAACAAAAAAGCTATTTGGGCAATAGATAACTTTGAAGGCATTTATTGCGTTTGGTTAAAAGATGGTTATGAGCAAGAAAATCTTCACAATACTATTATTAATATAGAGCCAGATATGTCATACCAAGACATCCAATATGAATTTAGCATAGTGATAAAAACAGGAGCAGCATCATGACTGAAGAACAAATCGAACAAAAACAAATAGCAATATCTGATTTAGCGGATAAATATCTAGACAAGGCTTTAGCTAACGGAGAGTCTTTTACAGAAGGATTGTGCAATTGGGCAATAACTAAAGCAGAACAAGAAATAGGAGCAGCATCATGGAACTAGAACAGAACGATTTTTGGCAGACTAAGGCTCGTGGCAATAACTCTGACGAATATGAGATTTACCTTACCTGCGCTGACGATGGCAAGGGTAACGACTTCACCACTGGTCAGCCACTAAAAAGCTACGAAGAATGGCTAGATAGCTAAGGTGCGCTTAATCAGCTATTTGACGTACTGTAAAATAATTTAATTATATGTAAAAAAACGCTTTACATTGCATTCGGTTTAATATGTAATAGCTCCAACATCAAGAAAAACTTAAAAACAGGAGCAGCAAAATGAACGAATTTACAAAAGCACAGTACAGAGAAGAGATGTCAGAGCGCAGAGCTAACGGCATGGACATTCCAAGCTACAAGCTCTGGGTTAATTATAAGAAAGCTATTGAAAACATCTTCATCACTTACAAATAAGGAGAAGCAAAATGTCTACACGAGCAACTTACCTATTTACCAACAACTCAATGGCAGCAGAAGACATCTGCGTTTATATCCACCACGATGGCTACCCTACAGGCGCAGCAGAGTATTTAAGAAAGGCGCTATTTATCGCCAAGACTGACCGCCGCCCAATCTTAGAAGCATTCATCGCAGCAAATAGCCGCGCAGAGATTACGCGCAGCCACCAAGCCCACGGCGATACTGAGTATCGCTACACAATAGACCGTAAAGATGTGCGAGTTGATGAACGCATTAGCTCATTTACAGAGCAAGACGGTTTTCAATCTTATTGGAAAACAATTTACTCAGGCTCTATAGACGAATTTATTGTTAGAAATATCCAGTTGGAGTTCGTATCATGAAGAACATACTAGCCACGGGTGTTATAGTGATAGCACTCGCTTCGTTAGCCAGTTCAATGGCTGTTTTTTTAAGCGATACAGACCTAGAAGTGCAGCAGATAGAGGGTGACACCTACTGCACGATGCACCAGTTATGGATAGATACAGGTGGCGACTTCGGTTGGCCTGATTACAAAAACACTTTCAAGGAGTGCAAATAATGAGCGCAGCAATTACTAAAATCCTGCTAGAGAATATGCCTGAACTGATAACAGATGAGAAGGTTCAGCCCACAGAGTTAGTGCTAGACATCGTTTGGCGGCACTTGCGAACTATTCAGCCCGACTTGCTAGAGGTTGCTATAGGCGATGATATAGACAAGTTTGACGCTCTTATCTACGACTTAGCCGACTTTCAATACTTATCCACAGCCAAAGAGATTCAGAAGTTTACGCTCCAACGATTACGTGCCGTAGCCTACGAAACCATTATGGGCTACGAGTCATCCATTATTAGCGCGCACCACTGCTTATGATTAGCGTAGTCTGTATCGCTACTGCTATCTACTTCGAGGCTCGCTCAGAGCCACTAGAGGGGCAGGTGGCTGTAGCTAATACGATAATCAATAGAGTCCATTCCCCTGATTACCCAAACACTCCCTGCGAAGTTACCAAGCAAGCTAAATATTGGGCAGGTCACCCTATTCGCCATCAATGCCACTTTTCTTACTGGTGCGATGGCAAGCCAGAAACGATTGACGATGAAGAGGCTTATACCTTGGCACTCTCAATCGCTATCCACGCTGAGACAACCTTGGTTGATGTTACTGGTGGCGCTGTGTTCTACCATCGTGACGATGTTAAGCCGTATTGGTCGGAAGGCTTGGATGTTAGACGCAAGATAGGCAGACATATTTTTTATTAATCAAGGGGTGAAATTAAAAATTAATAGCACCCCCAGTTAGGAGAAACGTATGAGTCAGGAAATTCAAATCTTAAACCACATTAAACGTCATAAGAAAATCAGCTCAATGCAAGCGTTTAGTAAGTACAACATCACGCGACTAGCCGCAGTGGTTTATAATCTACGCTCTAAAGGCTATTTAATAAAAACGAATACCGTGACTAGTGATAAATCTACCTACGCAGTTTATTCAATGGGGTAGCGTTTTTCAAAAAAAGTGTTACCATTCACCCCTAGCTTGAGGCTAAAAACAATCACTGGGGGTGAATGTGTTAAAGATAGAGTATGTCGCTACGGATGACTTGATACCGTATATAAACAATTCACGCACTCACTCTGAGTCGCAAGTTAAGCAAATCGCTGCCTCTATTAGCGAATTCGGCTTTACCAATCCTATTCTTATTGACGAACAGAACACCGTGATAGCAGGTCATGGCAGACTGCTAGCAGCTGATTTTCTTTCGCTTAGTAAAGTTCCATCTATTCGATTAACTGGTCTTACAGACGAGCAGCGTCAGGCATACGTTATTGCTGATAACAAACTAGCATTAAATGCTGCATGGGACGAAGAGATGCTAAAGCAGGAGATAGAAACCCTGCAAATGCTAGATTTTGATATAAGTTTGATAGGTTTTAATGTTGATGAATTAGCCTATATGCTTAACAGTGATGATGACCTTGATATAGATATCACAGAGGAAACATATAAAGAAAATCAAAACTTTTTGATTAAATGCGAAACTATTGAGGAAATGGAGCAACTTCAGGGCTTTTTGCGTTCAGAAAAAACCGAAATTGCCTATAGAGAATTTGAAAAACTAATGGTTAAGAGATGAGAATTTTTTGTCAGATACCACATCCTACGGGAAATACCATATCTGCTTATATAAAAAACGCTATATGGATTAATAAAGTCTTAGAAGATAAAGGACATAAAGTTGATGTTTTCTACTCTAATACTCAAGAAAGAATCAATCCTAGCGTTAAGTATGACCTTCTAGTATCACATTACGGTTCTGCTTTTTTTAGACCTCATAAAAAATTAAAAGCATTGTTTGTTAACAATAATTCACCTTATATATGGATTGCCAACGAATACGATGTAGCTCCAAACTCTTTTTTTAATAATCAATTAAAGGAAAGACCATCGTATATTTTAGCCAATTATGATTTTATTAATAAATTCAAATCTGTTAAAAACAAGGTAACAAAAAATTTAAATCTTATACTTTTCAATGAGTTTCAGACTGTTAAAGAAAAAAAGTATGACCATATTTACTTTGGAACTCATAGACCAGATAGGAAAAAATATCATGGTATATATTTAAAAAAGAATATTTATCTTTCTTGTAAGAATAAAAACTCTATTGAATTTAAAAAAGATGGCAGCACTTCACCCTTAATCAAAGAATTGGACATTAGCAGAGGGGATTTGAGTCTCTTTAGATTTAGCTTATATATTGAGGATGTTTCAACTCATACAAGATTTAATAATTTATCCAATAGATTCTACGAAAACATTGGAAGCAATGTAGTAACTCTGTTTGACATAAACTGTTTGCCAAATATAAAAAAGGCAGGTCTTGTTGGATATGAGCATTTTATTGTTTCTTGTAATGAAGATTTAAACAATTATTCTGCTGATAACTATCAAGAATTGATGAGTCTGCAAATGAAGTGGAAGATTGACGCTATAAACCAAAGATTGAATCTTGAAAAAGATATTGTTTTATTTTTTGAGAATGCTTGCGAAAGCAATAAGGATAGCCAATGAAAGTGGGCAATCAAGGTGACGGTGGTGGAAGACCTGCTACAGAATTTGACCAAAATCAAATAAATCTGGTAGAGAAACTCGCCGCAGTATTAACAAAAGCCCAATTATCTGATTACTTTGGTATATCGGAAACTACTTTTAGGGCAGTGGAAGAGAGACAGCCTGAGGTTTCTGATGCCTATAAAAAAGGAAAAGGCAAAGCTATAGCAAGCGTGGCTAGTAATCTTGTCAATCAAGCCCAGAACGGTAACACAACTGCGGCTATTTTCTATCTTAAGACCCAAGCGGGTTGGAAAGAGCAAGATACAACCACAATATCCACTAACGAAGACAACATCATACAGATAGTCCGTGCAACTAAGCCTGACTGAACCACAAGAAGAGTTTCTTTGCTCCGAAGCTAAGTACCCTGCGTTAGTCGGTGGGCTTGGTAGTGGAAAGACAGTAGCGGGAATATCTAGGCTAATCTGCCTAATGGTTCAAGACCCTTCTATCAACGGCGCTTACTATATGCCGACCTATGATTTGCTTAGGTTACGCGCACTGTCTGGGCTTGAAGAAGAATTAGAAAAGCTAGGACTAGGCTTTAAAACTAACCGCTCTGAGTACACTGTACAGATTCACGGCTACGGTATGATTATCTTGCGTAGTTATGACCGACCAGAAAGAATCGTTGCCTATGAGGTAGCACATAGCATTGTTGACGAGCTAGATACCCTGCCTAAAGATAAAGCTGCGCTAGTGTGGCGAAAGATAAGTGAGCGCAATCGGCAAAAGTGCAAGCATCCTGCGGGTAATACAATCGGCTGCGTAACTACACCAGACCAAGGCTACAGCGGGTTCGTATATCAAAAGTGGGTAAAGTCATTGCAAGATGGCTACGTGGTTATTAATTCCCCTACAGCATCTAATCCCTTTTTGCCTGACGGTTATATCCAACAGATTAGGGATAACTACGACCCAGTTCTAGCTGACTTATTTCTTAAAGGCGAGTTCGTAAGTCTATCCGCTAACAAGGTTTACCATTTCTTTGCTAGGGAAAAACACCACACAGACCGCAGAATTACTGACGCTGACAAGTTTCTTCATGTCGGAGTGGACTTTAATATTGGTGGATGCTGCGCAATAATTAGCCTGATAGAAGGTAAAGACCCGATTACCGTTGATGAGTTTATCAGCCACGATACTAGGGATTTCTGTGCGCGTTTATCTAAATACGAGCAGCAAGGTAGGAAAATAACCGTATACCCTGACGCTAGTGGAAAGTCTGGCAGCACTAACGCTACAGGGTCAGATATTGATATAATACGGCAGCATGGTTACTCTATAGACTGTCCGAATGCGAATCCTATGGTTAGAGACCGTATCAACGCAGTGAACGGATTGCTATCGCATGACCGATGGCTAGTGAATACGGATAACTGTCCACATTTAACTGACGCGCTAGAGTCGCAAGGTTACATAAAAGGACAGCCCGAAAAGTTCAGTGAACATCCTGCTATAGACGACTGGGTTGATGCGGCAGGTTATTTTATCAACCGCAAATGGTCGCTGGGCAGACCAATCGTGGTCACAGATATAGGTATGGCACGATGAGCATAGAATTTAAAAACCCGAAGTATCGGGACAATGTAGACAAGTGGGAATTGGTAAATGATATTTGCGATTCCAACAACCTCAAAAAGTATTTGGTTCAGCTAAACCCTAAAGACGTATCCGTTGAGAATGTAGAGCGTAACTCTCAGTTCTTCAAGCGTAGTGTATTCGCCGCAGTCGCAGGATATACAAGTCGTGGGTTCGTAGGTAAAGCGTTTACCAAACCGCCAACACTAGAAGTCCCTGAAGAGCTTGATTATGTATCTACGGATGTAAACGGCGCAGGTGCATCTATCTATCAACAATCACAGGAAGTAATGCGTGACGTTATCCGTGTTGGTCGTTCTGGTTTATTGGTAGATTTCCCAACTACAGAAGGTGAAGTATCACGCGCTGATATTCTTAATGGTAATATCTTCGCTACTATCACGCGCTTTGATTGCAGGCAGATTATCAACTGGCAGACAGAGCGAGTCGGCTCAAAAGTTATGCCTACGCTTGTCGTATTAACCTCTACAGTTAGCGAGCCAAAGTCTGACGGCTATGAGTTTGAGCTAAAGGAAATCTGGATTGAATTAGCGCTTGAAGAAGGCGTATATGTTCAGAGAGAGTGGCGCAGGAATGACCACAATGAATACTACGTTTACAGCGAGACTGTTCCACGCGATGGATTCGGTAACACTTTAGACTATCTGCCGTTTGTTTTCGTTGGCTCAGAAATGAATACCACCAGTGTTGACCACCCGCCAATGTACGATTTGGCTAAGATAAATCTAGGTCATTACAACAACTCCGCTATCTACGAAGACTCAGTATTTACAGTCGGGCAGGTTCAGCCGTGGATGTCTGGGCTAAACCAAGAAACCATTGAGCTAATGCAGTCGAACAATATGTATATCGGCTCAGGTAGATTGATTGGCGTTCCATCTGGCGAGACATTCGGCTTTGCTCAGGCAAGCCCTAATATGCTTGCGCGTGAAGCTATGATGGACAAAGTTGAGCTAATGATTGGCTTGGGCGCTATGTTCATGCAGTCAGGCGGTGCGGCTAAGACAGCTACACAGATTGACGGCGAGCTAATGACGCAACACTCAGTATTGTCTTTAATCGCTAATAATGTTTCCGAAGCCTACTATGACGCGCTTAAAATGGCGGCACAGTTTATGGGTGTTCGTGGTGATACCTACTGTAAATATGACATTAGCCAAGACTTTATTGACCCGAAAGCAGACGCGCAAATGCTCAACGCTGTGGTTGCTTCATTCTTGCAGGGCGTTCTGCCGATTAGTGACCTATTTGCTTGGCAGAAGAAACACGGTCTGATTCATGCCGAAAAAGAGCTTGAAGATTATCAAGAAGAAATCGGTATGCAAGGCGGCATGGTCGACCTTGAGGAAAGCTAATGGCTACAACTCCTGAGGAGCTGATAAATATAGCGACTCGCCACCAAGTCTATCTCGAAAGGCTAAAGACAGGCGAAGCTAACAAGGTTGGCGATTTTCTTAAGAAGATTGACCAATCTGTTACTGCGCGTTTAGCCAATAGGGACTTAACAGAGTTCTCACGAGATAGGCTTAACCAGTTGTTAATTTCTGTGCAGTCAGACATGGCTATTTTGGCGCAGGAGTTTACTGACACTGTAGCGGCACAATCTATTAACCTAGCTGATTACGAGTCTGGCTTTGAAGTTAGGTCATTAGGGCAAGTTGCCGCTGCTGACTTCGTTGTTCCTACCGCTGCTTCGTTGCAGTTTGCAGTGTTTAATAACCCATTGACGATACTAGGCGCCGATAACGGTAAAATGCTAAAGCCTTTCGTAAAAGGTTTAACACAGAGAACGCTAGATAGAGTTAGCGGTGCAATCTCTGCGGGATACTACGAAGGGCAAACAACTAACCAAATTTTGCAAGCTGTTCGTGGCACTAGAGCCAATAAGTTTACCGATGGCGTATTGTTTCAAATGAACAACGCAGCAAAGACCATCACTAGAACTGCGCTGCAACACGCAGCAGTCCAATCACGCGAGCAAGTCTGGCAGAATAACGCCGATATAGTAAAAGCGGTGAAGTGGGTTAGCACACTAGATAGCCGAACCTCTCCGCAGTGCCGAACTTTAGATGGGCAACAATTCCCTATAGACAAAGGACCACGACCACCTATCCACCCTAACTGTCGCAGCACTATAGTCGCAGTATTGGATGATAGATTCTCATTCTTGCGTGAAGGCGCTACTAGAAGTGCGCGAGGACCAGACGGCAAAGTGGTTTCTGTTCCTGCTGACCAAACTTACTACGGATGGCTAAAGAAACAACCTGCTGCGTTTCAAGACACGGCTATAGGCAAAAGCAGAGGGGCATT